CGGGGATGCCGAGTTCGCTGGCGATGCGTTGGGAGAGGAGTTCGGCCAGCCCGCGCATCTGGCGCAGCAGGTAGGGCCGGGAGACATGTTTCTTATCGGCCCACAGGGCGCGGGGGTTACCGGTCTGGCGGCCGAGTTTCATCAGGTGTTCCCAGGCGGCGTCTTTGCGGGCCGCGTCGTCGCCGAATTTCTGCTCGATGGCGTCGATGTCCTTGGCCGACGGGTAGCGGATCCACGGGGTGGTCTCGTCCTCGTCGTTGCGCAGGTCGAGGTCGAAAGCGAACAGTTTGGTGTCACCGTTGCGGTTGACCATGTAGTGGCCGATGGTGCGGTCGCCGTCGAGGTGTGCCTGCAGGACCTTCGGGGTGAAGGGCTGCAGGGGGCCGTTGTACTTGTGCTCGGCTTCGTTCCAGGCATAGGAAGGACGCCACGCGCCGGTTTTCGACTGGATCGCGTAGTAGTGCGGTTCGGCGATGAACCGTTTTGCTACCAGGCCCGTGAGCGAAGGCATATGATCGGTTCTCCCGTTCGGGGTGTCCGAACTTCCCGCCGCGTATGCGAAGGGTGTCCGGTTTGGCGAGGACTTATGTTGAGCCACGCTACATCTATTACGCCATACTCGCAACCACAGTTGATGCCCGCAGGTCAGAGCCCGAATGTAGTAGGATCGGGCCGCGCGGTCGCCCGCGTCCCCCGTGGTCGGGTGGTGTCGTTCGGTGTCCTTTGGCGAGGAACTGACGAGGGCGACCGCGCATTCGCCATAATTGGACCTAGACTGAGTTTCAGAATCAGACGCTGGAGGTCCAATTGGCCGCGCGCACGGCACCACGATGGGACAGGAAGGGTGTCACGATCTTCCCGATCGAAGGGGATCGGGTCGAGTGCGACACCTGCAGCCTGGCCGCCGTGTGTTTCGCCGCCCGGCCGGGAAGCGAGTGCACTATGACGGAAGGCAGCGGCGGCATCTGGACGTCGTCGTTCGAGTCGGGGATGGTCGAGGACATCGACCTGGGGCTCGCGCGGATCCTGCAGATCCAGGCCGACCGGGTGCAGAAGCTGCTCGACGAGCCGATGCCCGAGGAGTGGAAAGAGAAGGATCGGCTGCGCCACCAGGAGCGCATCGACCGCAACCTGGACAAGCTGTACAAGAACGCCCTCGCGTTCCGCAACGCCAAGGCCCCGAAGGCAGTGGCGGGCGGCAAGGTGATCGATCCGGAGGGCAACGAGCAGCTGCCGCAGTCCGCGACCCCGGCCATGCTCGCCGCGGCGATCGACGATCTGGTCGCGATCGGCATCCCGCGCGAGAACATCACCCGCACCGACGCGCTCGAGCACCTGGCCGCGCAGGACAAGCTCGCCCTGCCGGTTGCTCCGGCCGATAACTCGAATCTGTTCTGATATGAGCACCGACACCGAGTGGCCCCAGCCCGCGCTCCCCAAGGTCCGCAACCTGCCGAAGATCGGCTACGTCGACGACAAGCAGGCCGACAGGCGCTTCACCCGCTACAAGCGGCACAAGCCGATGCCCGCCACCGTCGACAACGAGTACGACCCCGACGGCGAAGCCGCGATCTTCGAGTTCCTGCGCGACAACCCCGACTTCATCGACAAGCCCGCCACGATGGAAACCTTCATCGACGGCAAGCAGTACCTGAACCTGTCGACCACGATCCGGCCCGCCGTCAAGGACGCGCTGATCGAGATCTTCGGCGACGACGTCTCCGGCAAGGTCATCTCCAAGCACCGGCGCGCGGTGTTCACCGGCGCGATCGGCGTGGGCAAGTCCACGCTCGCCTCCATCGCGATGTGCTACATGCTGCACTGGACGCTCTGTTTGAAGAACCCGCAGGAGTTCTTCGGTCTCATGCCCGGCTCACGCATCGCGTTCATGATCATGTCGATCACGGACACGCAGGCGAAGGAGGTCATGTTCGGTGACGTCAAAGCGCGTATTACGTCCTCCCCCTGGTTCATTCAGAACGCGCCGTGGGATACGACGCGAAAGAATCAGCTTCGATTTCCGAAGGACATCTGGGTTCTGCCCGGTAACTCGAAAGAGACCTCGTTCGAGGGATTCAACGTCCTCTGTGGCGTCATCGACGAGGGCGATTCCCACCAGGTAACCGAGCACAAGGACTACGCCCAGGCGGGCTACGAGACCATCGAGAACCGCATCACCTCCCGCTTCCCCGCCCCCGACGACGAGGGCGGGCACCTGGGGCTGCTGCTGGTCATCGGGCAGATGAAGTCCTCGACCGGCTTCATGTCCCGGATGTACAAGGAGATGCTGGCCGACGAGTTCGCCGCGGCGATCCACCTCAAGCAGTGGGAGTCGTTCGGCTGGCAGAAATACAAGAAGAACGGCCGCTACGACATCTTCTGGTTCGACACCCAGACGTACCAGGAGGTGTCGGCCGCCTACGCGCGGGACATGAAGTCCGACAAGATCATTCCGATCCCGAACGAATACCGCAAGCCGTTCTCCATCAACCCTGTCAAGGCCCTGCGCGACCTGGCCGGGATCCCGCCCGAGGCGCAGGACCCGTTCATCGCCGTCTACGAACGTGTGGAATCGGCGATGATGCGCTGGCACGATGCGCACACCGAGGTGGACACGCCGGTATCGGCAAGCTGTACCAATCCCCAATTCCATCCCGACTTCGTCGCCACCGACGCGCTGAAACGGGTGCTGCACATCGACCTGGCGTACTCCGGAGGCAAACGCGCCGACTCCCTCGGGATGGCGATGGGCTACGTCGACCGGATCGTCGACCTCGACGGCGACGAGAAGCCCTACATCGTGTTCGACTTCCTGATGCGCCTGCGCGCCAAGCCGGGCTCGCAGATCATGCTCTCCGAGGTGCGCCGGATGATCTACCAGCTCAAAGAGGAACGCGGTTTCCGGATCGTGCAGGTCACCGTGGACGGGACCAACAGCGTCGACATGATCCAGACGCTCAACCGCCGCCACATCACCGCCAACTACCTCTCCGTCGACAAGAACCGCACCCCCTACGAGGATCTGCGCGAGGCGATCTACGAAAAGCGCGTCGAGTTCCCGGCCTACGTCACCGAGACCCAGCCGGGCTCGGCGGAGACGGTGGTCATCGCCGCCCACGAACTCAAGCACCTCGAGGACACCGGCAAGAAGATCGACCACGCCCCGAATCTGAGCAAGGACGTCGCCGACGCGATGGCCGCGGTGGTGCACCTGCTCACCGGCTCGCAGCAGTACCGGCGCGGCGCCCCCCGCGTGGGTGGGGACAGCCGCGAGGACGTCCTGCAATTCTTCGGCTCCGGCTACGACCCGAACATCCACCAGGCGATGCAGCCGATCGACGTCGACTTCGTCGACGAGTCCGGCGCACTGCAGCGCGCGCTCGGCGGCGGCATCCCGAAGGTCCCCCACGGGATGCCCCAATTGGAGGTGGACCCATTCGGTCGGCTCGGATTACCCCGCAATATTTGACCCGGTCGCCGATACATTGAGTGCAGCCCTGTTACACAGCAGCTGTGTTCCTCGGCGACGACAAGGAGATCACCGTGCCCGAGTTCTACGGACCCCGCGGGGAACCGATCCACTTCGCCCGGAAGAAAGACAAGCCGCCGCTGGTCGGCGAGCTGGTCACCCCCTGGAACGGCGACGACTGGCTGACCAAGCCGCGCCTGCCCTCCCAGCTGAACATCGGCTTCGACACCTCTCGGCTGTCGCTGGCCGACTACCGGCTCATGCGCCAGCACCACCAGGTCTCGAGCTCGCTGAACCTGCTGTCGATGATGATGTACCAGCGCGACTGGCGGATCGTCGGCGAGCAGGCGAAAGTCGTCAAGCACGTCGACGCGAACATGCGCGAGCTGTGGCCGCGGGTAGTGCGCGCCCACAGCCAGGCGTTCTGGGCGGGCTACTCCCCGTGCGCGCTGCAATTCGAGAACGACGTGGTGGCCGGGAAGCTGTGGGTCACCAAGATCAAGGATCTGCGGCCGGAGGAATGCCGGGTCCGGTGGAAGCAGATCGACGGCGTCTCGGAGAAGAAGCCCGGCATGGCCGGGGTCAAGCTGCAGACCGACGTGTTCGACGGCATCCTGCAGGCCGGAGCGCCGGACATCCCCGTCAGTAATTCGTACTGGGTGACGTTGATGCGGGAGAACGGCGACTTCTACGGCACCAAGCTGCTCGACGCGGTGTTCCGGCCCTGGTACTTCTCGATGATCATGCACATGTACGCCAACCGGTACATGGAACGCTTCGCCGAGCCGACCCCCATCGGCCGCGCCCCCTTCGACGAGAAGATCACCATCGGCGGCCGCGAGTACTCCGGCAACACCCTCATGGCGTCGCTGATGCAGATGCAGCGCAACGGCAGCTCGATCATCCTGCCGAACAGCCGCAGCCAGGACGGCTTCCAGGGCGACTCGACCTACGACTACATCATCGAATATCTCGAGTCCGCGGTGCGCGGTGCGGAGTTCGACCGGATCATCCAGATGTACGACGAGGAGATCTCGCTCGCGCTGTTCACCCCGCTGCTGCTCACCCGCAACACCGACACCGGCTCGTCGAATCTCGGTGTGGTGCACACCAACACGTGGCTGACCATCCTCAACGCCATCGCCGGGGACTGGGAGGAGTACATCAACCGGTACCTGATCCGGCCGATGGCGATCCACAACTTCGGGCCGCGCGCGAAGATCCCGAAGATCGTGTTCCGTCCGCTCGGCCGCACCGACGCCGAGACCATCCGCGCCACCTTGCAGTCGCTGATGTCGGCCGGGAAGGTCACCGTCGACCTCGAGGAGCTGTCCGCCGCGGCCGGGCTGTCGCTGACCGCGGCACGGGAGATCGTGCCGGAGGAGGACGGCGGCAACCCCGACGACGACGACGACGAGGGCGACGGCAAGATCAAGCGCACTCCCTCCGGTGACGAGCGGGTGGGCCGACCGGGGAAGAACAAAACCCCCACCGGCACTGACAAGGTCGGCCGGGTCGCGAAGAAGATCGCCGCGCGGATCGCCGAGCAGGCGACCCGCGCGTTCGCCGATAATTCTTTCGGCGACGGCTACGAGCCCGACCTCGGTCACCACCGCCAATTCCTGGAGGTGCTGGCCGCGGCGGGTGTCAGCGAGTACGACGCGGCGGGCGCTTACGACCACCTGCACTCCGTCGTCGAGTGCATGGCGGGAGAATCCGGGGTGTTCTCCACCGCGGCCGACTTCGCCGACGCGGTGGAGAACTCGGTGAAGGTGGTCGCAGAAAGGGCGCTACATGAAGTCCAGAACTAAGAACCCGCTCCGGTGCGAGTGCTCGAGTAAACACCTGCTCGCGTATTACGGACTCAACGCCGACGGTGCCGTGTATGTGCACGTCATGTCGCACAAGCAGGGCCGTCCGCTGTCGAATGTGGTGATCTACGGCAATTGCGAGATCCAGTGCCCGTCCTGCTATCGCTGGCATTCTCTGTCCGTCAAACGTGGCGGAAAGGTGGACAGAGAGGTCAATCTGGATCCACCAGCGGAGATAGCAGAGCCCGAAACCTTTGCTCGCTCGAACAACCGATAGTTAAGGTAGGTCCAATGTCCAGGAGCATGGTGCAGGAAACGACTGGGGAGGGCGTACAGCCTGTCTCCAGTACCTTGCTGTTTGCGAACGGCTCACTGACACGGTTCGGTCCCCCCACGGTGACACGGTTCGAGCGTCAACGTGAGGACGGAACCACCCAGAAGGTGGCCCTGTACGAGAAGGTCCCGATCTTCCGGTCCGGCACCTTCTCCGACTCGATCGGCATCGAACGCGAGTGGCTGTCCGAGCAGATGCACCAGATGGCCGCGAACTTCGAGTATCTGCGGCGCACCGGCATCTTCGCCGACGTGCCGGTGCGGGTGGGTCACCCCTCGTTCATCGGCGGCAATCCGCTCAAGGACGTCGTCGGTTATTTCACCGCGCTCACGTGCGAGGACCGGGTCTCCCCCATCGAAGGCGACGACGAGACGTACACCTATCTGCTCGCCGACTACGAGATTCTGGACCCGTCGGCCGATAAAAAAATTAGCGATGGGCTGTACCGGAACCGGTCCTCCGAGATCGGCACCTTCTTCACCAACGCCCCGGTCACCGAACTGTGGCCCGTGATGATGGGCGTCGCCTACGTCGACATCCCCGCCGTCCAGGGCCTCAACGGCTTCGCCGCCCAGCATCAGTCCGACCACTTCTCGATTCAGATGGAGGAACCCATGACCGGCACCGCAGCGACCGGCACCACCCCCGCGAGCACCAGCACGCCGAAGCCGAACCTGCCGGGCACAAGCCGGGCGGAGTTCTCCATCGGCGGCGTCACCACCACCGACACCGCCCGCGTGCAGGCCTACATCGCGCAGGTCGAAAGCCAGAACAGCGAGTACGCGTCGAAGATCTCCACCCTCGAGACCCAGAACGCCGCGCTCGCCGAGTTCCAGGCCAACGCCATGAAGGCCGCCCGCGAGGAAAAGCTCGAGATGCTCGCCCGCAGCATCGACGGCAAGCCCGCCAAGCTCACCGCCCCGCAGCTCGACGCCGAGAAGGCCTTCTGCGCCACGCTCACCGACGAGCAGTTCACCGCCTACATGAAGAAGTGGGAGGACGCGCCGGGCAACCCGATCCTGGGTCAGTACGGCGTTCAGGTCACCGACGACAATCGTCCGGCTGCACAGCCGAACACCGAGGACGCGGAGAAGGCGGAGAAGATCGCCGCCTACCGGGACACCGTCGCCGCGTTCAAGCTGGCCGCGAGCATGACGGACGAGCGAATCAAGCAGACGAACGCGTACAAGTCTCTGGTCGCACTCGACCCGAGCTACACCCTCTAAGGACGGGACGACATGCCGTACTTCGACAAGACCTCGACAGGCAACAGCACCCCCGAATCGAAGAACGTCTATCTGCGTTCGACCGAGGGCTGCAAGTTCGAGAGCTACACGGTCTCGGCGCTTTCGGTGCCGGAGGTGACCATCGACGGGGAAGTTCGCCGGGTGCTCCAGTCCGGCGAAGCGATGGCAAAGATCACCTCCGGCCCGGAGGCGGGCAAGGTCGGCCCGGTCCAGGCCGGGGCCACCGACGGTCGCGCCGAACCCGCGAACTACGTCGGTATCAACGACACCTACGAGCCCTGGCGGCTGGTCCCGCAGGAGGGCCGCACCCAGGACGTCGAGATCGGCGTGCTCTACGACGGCGCGTGCGTGAAGGGCTGGTGCCTCGAGCGTGACGCGGCCGGTGCTCTTGTCCCCCTGTCCGATGCCACCGCTGACGCGCTCCGTGGGGCACGCGGCGTCGACATCCTGTTCCACTGAGAAGGAGCTATCCCGTGTCTACTGAAAACACCGTGACAATGGCGGGTAGCGCCGCGGCAGGTGATGACCTCGTATTCGGGGCCGGGCCACTGTCCCAGTCCCGTCTCGTCCGCCAGGAAACGGCGCTGGGCACCGTCCGCGAACTCGTGCCCGCCGACGAGCTGATCGGCATCCGCGAGTTCGCGCCGATGCTCGACATCCCCACCGACGACTTCGTCATCCAGCTCGCCAACGGTGAGGGCCAGGCCCTGATGGCACCGGCGCGCGCCGACGACGCCGAAGCCGAGCTGTTCCAGACCGACGACTTCGTGCCCGGCGAGTTCCGCGGCCGGACCGTCGACTGGGCGATCAAGTCGCGCTACTCGACCTCGGATGTGAACACCTTCCGCGACGCCGTCGCCACCGCGCAGAAGCTGCGCAACGGCGAGCTGCCGCTGTTCGTGTCCAACATCAAGGAAGGCTTCGCCGAGAAGCTGCGCCGCGACGGCGTCAAGCGCCGCGACATGCTCGACCGCCGCCTCAACTGGCTGATCATGACCTCGATGGTCGAGGGCAAGATCGCCTACAACGACGGCAAGATCCGGTTCTCCATCGACTGGGGGCGCCCGGCCGATCAGCACCGGCAGACCCCGGAGTCGGGTCCGTACACCGGCACCACGCACGACCCGATCAACGACATCAAGGCGGTCAAGCGCAAGTATCGCCGCCGCTACGGCATCGAACTCGCCGAGATCTGGTGCTCGCAGGACTTCCTCGACACCTTCTGGCGCTCGGACAAGTTCACCCAGATCGCCGCGCCGGGCAACACCAACATCGAGCAGTCCGACATGCCGTACCTGCTGTCGAACTGGGGTCCGGACTCGGCGGTGCGCATCGTCGAGCAGGCCTGCAATGTCACCTTCCGCACGCACGACGCGATGTACCGCACCCGCCCGATCGGGTCGACGACGTTCACCACCCACCGGTGGATCCCGCGCGACGAGGTCATCTTCCTGCCGCGCCGCGAGGACGTGCGGGCGATCGACGACACCGAGCTGAACATCGGCTTCGGTGCCACCCTGACCTCTCCGCACCCGGCCGGGAACTGGACCTCCGGCTTCTACGAGTGGGAGAAGGACTACGGCGTCGATCCGTGGGGCTACGCGATCGGTTCGGGCATCAAGGCCCTGCCGGTGTTCCCGCACATGGAGCTGACCCACACCTGGAAGGTCGATCTCCCGGTCGAGTAGGCACCAATCGGCCGATAACCAGGAGGAATAAGTTATGGCTATCAAGCGCAACGCGGACGGTAAGACCGCGTCCGTCGTCCGGCAGCCGGACGGCGGCAACGTGGGTCGGCCCAATCCGAACCCGAACACCCGTTCCTATCCCAAGTCCCGAGACACCGTGGGCGGCGTCAAGCCGAACCGGGTGAAGGCGAAGCGAGGCTGACATGGCAGACGAACAGGACACCTCCGCATTCGTGGGCGTGTCGGACATCTACAAGAACTACGCCGACGACACCACCAAGCCGTTCCTGCCGGACGACACGGACGAGCGCAAGGCGTACGAGGATCAGCTCGCCGCCGAGAAGGCCTCGGTCGTCGACGACGGCACCGACAAGGGCCGCGTGGAGGACACCGACAAGGCCGACGACAAGGCCGACGACGACACCGCCACGGGTGGCGAGCCGACCGGTGGCGAGTCCACGGACAACCCGCCCGTGCCGGAAGCGCCGAAGGCGGAGACCCGCACCACCAAGGCCCGCACCGCGACGAAGTCGGATCCGGACAAGGCCTGATCGTGGCGTACTGCACGGCGGACGACGTGACCCTGGGGAGCATGGAACTCCCCAGGGGCGTCGACGTGGACAAGATCGTCGAGCAGCAGGCCGAACACATGGATTCGGTGCTCGGCCGGATCTACACGCTGCCGATCAACCTGCGGACCGACAATCCGGAGGAGCGCCCCTACGCCCTGCTGCTCAAGAAGATCAACGCCTTTCTCGCCATCGGCGACATCATCATCAAGGCCGGTGGCGCCCGCCAGGATTCGGAGATCCTGGCGTACGGCATGTACTACACCAAGCACGCCCTCAATCAGCTCTCGCTGATCGAGAACGGCAAGCTCGACCTCGGTCCGCTCGAACGCCGCGACGGCACCGACGCGACCGAGGCCCCGATGATCATCAACCGCGACAGCTTCTCGCGGGTCGAAGCCTTCTACGAGGTGCCGCCATCGCTGCAGTCGCGCCCGTGGGTGGGCCAGCACGGACAGGAGGGACCGCCGTGGGTATCACGATGAACGCACCGGTCCTGCACCGCCGCCTGGATGGGCTGGCAGCCAAACTCCAGCCCGTCGGCATCAATTCGTACGTCACCTGGCTGGCCGGACCGGCGCACCAGCACCTGCAGCGCCGCGCCCTGCAGCGGTTCAAGAGCAACGAGCCCGGTGGCGGCATGTGGCCGGAGCTGACCGAGGCGACCGCCAATTGGCGCCGGTTCTACGGCTACGGCCCGTACCGGCCCATCAACCGGCGCACCGGCAAGCTCCGCGCACTGATGACCCAGGGCGCGCCCACCATCGGCTCCGACGCACTGGGCACCTACCTGGTCTATCCCGGCCGCGGCGCCGACCGCCCCGACATGAAGATCCGGCTCGAACAGGCCCAGGGTCTGCTCGTCGACGCCAACGGCCGCCGCTCCACTCAGCGCGCCGTGATCGTCCTCGAGGCCGACGATCTGGCCGCGCTGACCCTCTCGTTCGCCAAGTGGCTGAGCACCGGTCTCGGCATGGGGAGGCGCTGACATGCCCCGCATCTTCGAGGTGAGCGAAGCGCACTTCCCCTACAACGTCGTCATGGCCCTCGAGGACGCGCTGCAGGAGATCGCCCCGCACACCCGCCCCGAGGCCCGCGACGGACTGCGCATCGTCAAGCGCCCCCTGGACTCCGGCGACGACTCCGAGACCATCGGCATCTACCCCACCCTGTGGACGCCGGACACCGACTCGATCGAGATGCGCGGTCGGCCGGTGTCCGAACCCACCTACCAGCGGTACCCGATACAGATCTCGTCGCTGATCACCAGCGCCGACGAGATCGAGGGCATCCTCGCGCACTCGCACCTGGCCGCGCTGGTCAAGCAGGTGCTCTACCGCAGCGACACCCTCGAACGGTCCCTGCGGCCGATGCGCGCCGAACTCAACGGATCGGTCGAACGGGTGATCCGTTGGGGCGTCGAAAGTCAGACGTTCATGAGCAACGACTCGGGATCGATCTTCTCGTTCATCGCCGAGACCGTGTTCTTCGTCGACACCGAGATCGAATGAAAGGGATGGCAGTCATGGCAGTCACCGAAGAAAGCGTCCAGGCCAAGCGCGAGAAGCTGGCGAAGCTGTACGCCGACAAGGATGCGACGGAAGAGAAGCGCCTCGAGAACGAGCGCCAGGTCGAACTCGAACTGCTCGACAAGCAGCTCGACGCCGAGATCGCCGCCGCCGAAGCCGAATTGGCCCGGCAGAAGCGGATCGCGACGAAAACCGCCGTCCGCGAAGGCGCCGCGGTGATCGCCGACGTCGCGGTCGAGGACGCCAAGGAATCCACTGCCATTGCGCAGGCGCAGGCAGACCGAGAAGGGAAGTAAGTCATGGGCTTCAGCTCTCAGTCCGGCCAGGTAATCGTTCGTTCGCAGACCGCCCCCGGTGTGCCGAACAGCGACCTGGCGACAGCCGGTGTGGCGGTACGGCTGCGGGGCGGCTCGATGGCCGTCAACCGTGACGTGCTGACCCTCGACCCCGAAATCGGTGGTGGTCGCGACACATCGGACGCCTACCTCGGTCCGGCCAACTACAGCGGCGACTACGAGTTGTACCCCCGCTTCGAGTCGATCGGCACGTTCCTGCGCGCCGCACTCGGCTCGGCCACCTCCGCGGTGGCCGGTGGGGCCAACAAGCACACCATCACCCCCACCGACGGGCAGCTGCCCTACCTGACGGTGTACGAGGAGATCTCCACTGCTCTCGAGCGGTACATGTACACCGACGCGGTGGTCAACACCTTGCACTTCGAGGCGGACGCCTCGGGCATCCTGCAGGCCACCGCAGGCATGATCGCCCGCTACCAGGAAGTGGGTGTGCCGGACATCGACGGCACCGCGATCTACGACAAGACCGGCACTGCGGTCGGCACGTCGATCAGCATGAAGTACAACGGACTTGCGTTGCCCGCCAAGTCTTTTTCGTTTGACCTGGCGAACAACGTAGAAGAGGACGACTACCGGCTGGGTTCGTTCACGGTCGGC